ACCATCGTCATTGACAGTTACAGCGCCTAGTGTGCCGGTGGTGTCTACACTGAAGGTGTGCGTGTCTGACGCGTCAACATCCGAATAGTTCGGCGAAAGAGTAACCGAGGAGCCCTCGTCGGTACTAGCTGTAACGGAGTAGGTGATAGGCCCGTCATTCTGGCCAACGATCTTCACAGTAACGGTGGCTGTCGCACTGGCACCGTTACTGTCGGTTACTGTGTAAGTAAAGATATCCTCAGCAATTTCATTTGCGGCCAGATATTCAAAATGGCCGACCGGATTGTAAGAAAACGTGCCGTCATCATTTATGGTAACTGAACCAACAGTACCGGCAGTATCAACGGTAAAGATGTGAGTATCTGAAGTGTCGTTATCGTAGATGACAGGAATAATCTTAAGAGAGAAATCTTCACTTCCCCCTGTATCAACATCGAACGCCAAAGGAGTAGAATTGGTCATTTAGGACACCATATATAAAACAATTACGAATGCAGAACTCATATATGCATGAGAAAATATGGTTGTAAATCGATTTTGATAATATCTAGGGTTGTTGGTAAGCTAGAAACTGCGCTTTGGGAACGCCCCTGCACATGCAAGAGTAATGCACGTTATTTTTCAGAGTGACACAAGATTTCTTCCGGCATCATTTCATTCAGATGCCCCAGTTTTATTGCGGAGGCGGAATGCAAATTGATCACTTAAGTCAATATTTTAGCAATGGCTTTTCCATCGAGAACGGTCAGCAGGTGCATGTACCTCTTGTCACCTTTGAAGAGTGGATGGAACGTCCCGACGTGCGAGACAGCTGGATCAAATCCACACAAGACGGCTTCGACAAAAACATGAAGTATCTTGATGGAGCCACAGCACATTATCAGGCGATGCAGGACATGATGCCCAGATGGATCAAGCAGGATTATGAGCGTCTGGTAAAAGCTCAGAGCAATCTGGCGCAGGCACAAACTCCAGAGGACCGTGCCGTCTATCAACTCCACGTAGACACTGCGCAAAAGGAGCTGGATCATCTTTACGATGTGCAGCAGAAGATGAAAGATCCAAACTACAAGATCGAGTGGATGGAGCAGCAGGACTACTTCGATAACGTCGCCCAGTTCCTACCCGATAAGTCATCCGAACAGGTCAAGCAGACCTATCTGGATGGTGGCGACCTGCGCAAAGGCTTCAACGCTCTTGAGGCCCTTTTGACTTCAGAGGTGTTCCTCCCCGGAAAAGCGCCCGTGCTTCCGCCACCAATCGTGTGGACCGGTGCGTCCAGCAAACACGCAAACATTGGCCATCCAGCCTAAGCCCCAGTCTAGCTGATGAGCTAGTTCTTCTCCCGCAGTTGCTTGCGCTTGAGCTGAATATCCAGAAACCGCAGCCAGACCACGAAGGCGGCACCGAGCACGGTCAGCAGAATTATTGCGGCCTGCAGGAGCGGTTCTGCGTAGCCCTCCCAGATGTTGGCGATCCAGGCAGAGCCTAAGGCTGCGGCGGTAGAAATCTCGTTACGGGTGATCATGCAGCCCTCTCCTCAAAACAAAAGAAAACCCGGCATCGTGTGAGGCCGGGTTGAAGCGTCTTTTCCTGTGCCGGACTTAGTTTTCCAGACACCACGGCGCTGCTTTGGTGCCGCCGTCGTAAGTCACCGCATGGCCGTTTTGGATGAGCAGTGCTCCCAGATCCCGCCCATCACTCAGGGCCAGTTTGCCCACGGCGCGGCCCGCATATTTGCCAAGCTTTACCCCGGTCAGCAGCAAGGTGTCATCCGGCTTTACATGGGCCTTCACAAACTCGGTTGCTTTAAGGCCCAGTTGCTTCTCATGGGTCTTGATATGCGCCGGCACATTCGCCGCTTTGCCGCCATAGAGCGCGGTGCAGCCGGTGCTGCGCTTTTCCGGCGTATCAATGCCCTCCAACCGCACATCCACGCGTTTGAAGTCCATGGGCCAGACCTCCACAAACACGCGCAGCGTATCGGCATCAATGACTTTGATTGTCCTGGCGGTGTAGGGCCCGGGCAGCGTCCGGCTCTTGGCCAGCCCCTGCTCCGCGCTCGCCCAGATCGTCAGGCACAGAATTGCTGTCAGAAGATGTTTCATGGTGACCTCTTAAGGCTTGGCAGGCCGGTTGCTGCCATGTATCGATGACGCACACAGCCCGTCGCAGGGCCTGATAGTGCGCTGTGATCTGCCGCAGCTTTGCATGCCGCGGCAGGGTTTCCAGCTCCTGAGCCACAGCGGCGGAGTACGTCAGGCTGTAGGGGTGGAGCGTTGGAGTGGGAAAGCGCCAGTCATACCCAGCGGGCTGTGTTGGCGGGGACGGATCAGAGCCCGTGCTTGCGCAGGCGCTCAGGCACATCATCAGGGCTATCATCCAGCAGCTCGCGATGGGCCGCAGCCTCTGCCTCTCTGGCCCGCTGCTCAAAGTCATGATGCTCCTCCGTCTTATTGAGCCGATCGGCGCGGGTTTGGGCACGCTTCTGGTCAAGACGGCTGAAGAGCGCTTCGACCACGGCTTTGAGGAAGACACGCAGCAGCTGGCTCATGTGCTGCCCTGCCCGGTCGCGCGATCGCCCTGCTGGATTTTCTGCAAGGTTCGGGGCCCCACACGTCCAGAGACAAACTCGGCCAGATCATCCGGCTGCAGCTTGAAATGACGAATGGCGTCGGGGGCTTTTCTGGTGGCATAACCCGCAACCTCGGCCACAAGCTGGGACCGAGAGTGGATGCGCATGGAGGCCCGGTTGCCCTCATAGGCATCTGTCAGCATCTGCCGCAGTTTGGAAACGACAATCTCCTCCAGAGTTTTGCGGTGACGTTCATCCAGCGATACACCCAGGTATCGGTGCAGTAATCGCGCCGCCCATGCCAGAGCTGCCGAGACAAGCGCGCCCAGCAGAGCGATGAGCGTGGGCATCACAGCCTCTGCCAGTGGCGCAAGGTCGATGGTGTAACTGCCATCGTCAGCAGCCAGTGCAGTACTGGCAAAACTCAGGGCGGCAAAGCAAAGGGCGCACAGGCCCATTGCAAGGGATGTAATCCGTTGCATCAAAGAGGTTCCTTTTATGAGTGAGGTGTGGCCGTTAGGAGTTGTCCCAGGTGGCGTTGGTGCCACGTCCGTCCACGTGGATGAAACTGCGGTAAAGGCCGAGGCCACCGACGAACACGCCGCGATCGCGCTGGATGCCGAGCCAGTCAAAACAGGCTTGCGGGATGATGCCCGGACAGCTCAGATCCAGCGCGGTAAACTTCAGGTGCTGGCTGCGGGAGGCTCCGCCAATGGCCGCGTTGTAGGCCGCAGAACGGAAGGCGGAGAGAATGACAACCGGTCGCCCGAAGTGTTCTCTCATTCTATCAGCCATGGTGATGGCGGGGATAATGTTGGGCCAGAGCTCCGCAGGCGGATCTGCGTTGAGGCCGTAACCGGGATGCCCGGGCGTTTCATGCGCTTTCCCTTTGCTCAGCAGCTCATGGGGCGAGAAATGGCGCAGGTTGAGGCCCTCGCAGAAGGCGGCAAAGCCCTCCACGCTCTCTAGTTCAATGATGTTCACGGGAATTACTCCAATAAAAAACCCGCCTCGAAGGGCGGGTGGATGAGTTGCAAAATGCGCAACCAGGAGCTGAATGTCTCTGCAAAATGCAGTATAAAGAGTTTGTGGTGATGGGGATGGATTGGCCATCCCCGCCACAAAGGAGAAAAGCATATGAAGTTACAGCTTCTCGCAATTCTCCTTCAGATTATCGTGGCCCTGATGCTCTTAGCGAACATCATACACCACTGGTAACCTGAAGCCGGTAGGCCCTCTCTGACACAGAGGGTCTACTTGGCTTACAATATAGGAGCACAATCATGTCAACGCAAGATAAACTGGCAATCGCCTCTATCGGCCTTTCCATCGTGATCCTAATTCTGATTGGCATCAACTACGGTTGGTTTTCCTGAAAGCTAAAGCTGTTTATTCAAACCTGGTAGCCTGAGAATGCAATTCTTTGCCGGTCAGGCAGTGTCGCTTCTCGCTTTAGCCTTGCCTTCAATTTCGGTCAGTAATCCACCGCCTTTGGAGTAACTGTGGGTGACGCCTTCTGCGATAAACTCCAACCCGTCTACACCAGGACGCACACCGGCATAGGTGAACGGTTGCCCGGCCAGAAAATCAGGTCTGCCCTCAATTGAAACTGTTGTGGTCACCTCACCGCGCAGCAGCTCTTTGGCACGTGCCTTAGCAGCCTCTCTTGCCTCGCCTTTAGAGCTGAAGGTCTCACGGATCTTGTAGGTGCCCTTCCCGTTCGTATCGCCCTGTGCCTCAACACCGACACGACGGGCTTTGTTCGGGTCCTGATAGTACGCCTTAATCGTCTTGTACCGACCACGATCTCCAAACCGCACGCGGCACGACCCTTCAATGATCTGGGTTTGCGAGATGGTTTGAACAGGAAGTTCCTTTCCGCTCGCACTTTTGCCGGTTCCTTTTTCGGCAAAAACCAGCCGACCATCTTTGATAGCAAACAATGCCCCATGGCGACGTGCAAGCCGTTCAAGCAGGTGCATATCCGATTCACTTTGCTGACCGAGCCACTCATAAACGTGGCTGGCTACTGCATCATCAATGACAGGCTTTAGTCCGTGCTCACCAGCTATCTGCTTCACAATGTCTTTGACGGACTTGTTGTCAAAATGGCGTTCTTTCTGGGTCTTCAGTTCTTCCGTTACATCCGCGCCTTGTCCTGGCACATTGAGGAGATACGGCAGGCATTGCACCTCAATTTCGCTGGCCGTATATTCGCCTTGGTACACCAGACCACTGGTGGCGTACCCCATCCAAACCTTGATCTTAGCTTTTGGCTTTGGCAGCGCGACAAAGGGAGGACCATCCTCCAGTTCCAGATCAACGGTATCTGATCGCGTACCTTCACGGTCCACCACTCGGATGGAAATCAAGCGTTCCAGGAACAGCCCTGAAACGGGTTTGCCGTCGATAGAGACTTTTACGATTGGCCGCATTGTCTAATCCCAAAGCTTCAGCGTGGTTGTCTCATTGCCGCTCAAAACCGGCATAGAGATCTTGGTTCCACGCGGTACAATAGGTGTGAGCCCCGCAAGGTGGGTGTTTGCCGCCAGCACCACTTCAACGCTGCCCCTGGTATGCCCGTAATACTGCGAGCAGATCAGATCCAGAGGGCGTTCAATGTCCACCTCAATCAGTTCCGCCATGTGTGCTCCGTGAGTTGAGTTAAAAGATCGAAGCGACAGCGCCAATCACATTAAAAAAGCTGCTTGGGTAGGCCAGCAGCTCGATGGTGTATTCATTTTGCCCCGGTGTCCCGATCCGGTTGTGAAGGCTTTGAGCTTCTTCGACCCCTTGGATGGTGTGAGATCCAAATACCCGCCCACCAATAGAAACCAACATCAACGGCACGCCCTGCCTGGCAGCAAGGCGCACACCGTCAAGCGTTGTTTGCCCGCCAAATTCTTGCGGAAACAGAACTCCATTGATGCGGATGGTTTCAGAGCCAGGGCCCGTCCATTGCTGGGCATGCATACGCCCGGCAGTCTCCTGCGTAGCCCACCGGGTTTCCAGTGTCCGTTCCAGCTCGGTATAGCCAAAGCCGTGCGCATGAAACAAAAACGGCCCCAGCGCCATAGGAATTGGTCCAGCCATAGCCACTCCATAAGTTTGTAAGATTACATGCCACCATCAGAATGATACTGGCGAATAGCTTTAACGCTCTCTCGCCCTACATCCTTGCCCAGTGAGCGAGCGTCTTTTCCACTTCCACCGGACACATGTACATGAAGCTCACCCACAAGCGGTGCATTACGGGCTGTACTGCCGGCGCCTTGCTGCTGAGTAGTTGGCGGAGTGAACAAGGCAGCCTGAGCAGGCGGTTGCGGTAAAGACAAGCCAATGGGCATTGCAATCGCAGCAGATGCCGCAAGTGCTCTGATTTGTTTCAGTTGGTTGTTGTTGGAGACATATTGGCCCCTCTCGGTCCAGATGTATTCCGGTCCGTTTTCTCCAACGAGCGCCGGACCACGGCCTGTGACACCACCTCTTGCAAAAGCCGGCAATGGCTTTGCTCTGGGTGCGTTCGCTGGCACCATTACAGCTTTAATCTGGTCTGCCTTTTGTTGCAGCGCCTGAGCGATCTGCGACGTTTGCAGTTCCTTTTCAAGCTTGGCAATTGTTTGTGTCAGCTGCTCTCGCATACGGTTCAGGGTCACAAGCTGGGAAGCCTCCCGAGGCGTCCCTTTCACCTTGGCAATCTTGTCATCAACGAACGCCAGCTTTTCCTTCGCTGTTGCCAGGTCGCCGGAAAACACTTTGGATTGTTCAAACTTCTCCCGTGCCACCTGCCTTTTTGGCAGGACATCGGGATTGTTCACTATGCCGGCTTTAAAGACCCAATCCGGTAAGACACCTTCAATCCAACTGTTCAGCGCCTTTCCATTTTGAGCGCCGTCTTCTAACTGTTGGAGATAATGAGCCTGTCTTTCTTCATCCGTTTTGCCCAGCAGGTGTAATTCAGTACTTAGAGCATCCCAAACAATCCCGGCAGAACCAGCAAGCGCGAGGGACTTTCCAGCCCTTCCTCTAACTTTTGATTTGCTCTTTGTTTTGGCTTTGTCTTGCTTGTGATCACCACCCAACAAGTTATCTGCGGCTTCACCCAGTATCAATTCACCCAGCAAACCAGATCCACGGCGTCCTCTGAGCTTATTGGTTGCCATCTTCAGGCCAAGGGCTGCAACTGTTGCCGTTGCAACAAGAGTGGTCAGAGCTCCACCCACCGCAATCAACCCGGCCACAACAGCTGCAATGGTGCCTGCAAGTTTGGCCTGATCCGGATTTTCTTTCACCCAATCACGCAATGGGGCGAGGAACTCACGGATACACTTGGAGACCGCCCGAGCAACTGGCAGCATGGTTTCACCAAATTCCGCTTTCAACGCATACATCTCATTGGAAAGCAGTTGCAGTTCGTTTGCCGTGGTCGCTGATTTTGAAGCGTATTCGGCTTCTGTAGAACCGCGATAGCCTGCATGGTCGTTTTTTGGATCGTACTGACCATCATTTTCAACCAGCTTGTAGGTGTCTTTCAAACGCTGGATGTTTTCAGTCAGACCACCAAAAGCCTTCGCTTCCTCACCAAAAAGCTGTCTTTCAATTGCAAGGCGGCGGTATTTTTCAACCTCCCCAAGCTTTTCAACCACCTTGAGCAAAGTGCCAAAGGCATCAACCTGCATGTCCTTGGCGACCTGGACAGGATCAAGCCCGACTGCCGCAAAAGCTTCTCGCTTGTCTTTACTCAGCGTATCTGCACCGGTCAGCGTCTTGGTGACATTCGCAAATGTGGTGGCAACAACCTCAGGGGCGAACCCACCGGCCACCATTGACGATCCTAACGCAAGCGTTTGATTTTGAGTAAAGCCTGCTTTCTTAAAACTCCCGGCCACGCGGGAGAAGTAGTTAAGCAGGTCAGGAGCGGTGGAAGACGTTTTGTTGGAAAGGTGGTTTACCGCATCAACGTAGTCCGTCAATCCGTCAAGATCTGTGCCCAATGCTGTTTTGGTTTTAGCCAGCACTTCGCCAGTAAGCGCCCCGTCAAGATCAAAAGAAACACCAGCCTTACCCGCAAGTTCTGTAAATCGCTGCAAATCTTCTTTTGCAATACCGGCAGAGCTACCAGACGCCTGCAAGGCAAACAGCTCAAGCAACGGCATCGCAATCTTGGTAGACATATCAATGGTTGCTTGCTTGTATTTCTTCTCTTCAGCCTCATCGGTGAAGTTTGTTTTGGCCTTCACATCGGCAAAAGCTGCTTCCACATCGATCGCGACACCAACGGGGTTGTACATAGCCCGCAAAGCTTGCCTGCTGGCGTAAAAAGCTGCAGCACCGCCAGCTCCAACAGCCGCTGCCTTAACAGCCTTGCCTTTCATGGCCTGCTGTTTCTGGTCCCGCACCTGTGCCGCTTTCTTTTGCTGTGAAAGCTTGGCATTTTGTGCATCGATCGCTTCACTGGTGTTACCTATTGCAGCGGCCAGCTTGCGCTCTTCGGCTGTCAGATCTTTCACGTTCATACCAGCTGAACGCATGCCGGTCTTCATATCGACAAGAGACTTGGAAGCTTTTCTGGTCTCTCTTGAAAGCTTCTCTGCCCCCTCTTCAGCCTGGTCATAGGCCCGACCAACTTTTTTCGCCTCACGCGTTGTGCTGGCAAGTTGCTTGGAAAGGACCTTTGCTTCTTGCCCGGCCTCTTTGGTTTCTGCGTTAAGTGCAGTCAGTTGCTCACTCTGCGCAGCCCGAATTGATCTTAGGCCCTGCTCTTCTGCCTTCAGTTCAGCAATAGCAGCCTTCAAACCATCAATAGGTTCCTTAGCTTTGCGCGCCGCTCGCATTTGCTCTTCAAGAGCTTTGCGCGCTGCCTGATTGCTCGCCAGCTGTTTGCTGGTTTCAGCCTGTTCAACCTTCAGGCGCTGCATACGCTCGGCAAGCTGCATCACCCGATCACTTGCTGCCTCATAAGATCCAGCCAGCAATTTGGCTTGATTGTTCAGTCCTGCCAGCTGCTCGCGCCGACCGGAGAGCGTGTCATAAGCTGCTTTGGTTTTATTCTTCAGGCTGTCCAGCTGGCCTTCCAGTTTCCTGAAGTCCCCGAGTTGGTTCATTTTGCTGTTGAGGGTTTTAACCTCACGCACCCATGGCTCGGCAAACTTCTTTGCGGCCTGCGCACTTGCCCCCGTGGTCTTTTGAAACTCGCGGGTCATGTTCGAGACCACGCGCAAGTTCAATTGAGTTTCAATCTTGCGCATAGCATGCTCCAGTTTGCTTTAATTATCGCCGGGAGGTCTCAAATGCTTCCCGCTTGATCCTCTGGGCTTCATAAAAATAGTCGATAGCTTTTTGCGGTGACAGTTGTTCTACGTGACTGAGCGGCGTGGACAGGTGAGCGGCAATCTCTGCCGCCACCTGTAGCCAGCTTAAGGTTGTTCCGTCACCGCTTCCGCGTTTGGGTCTTCACCCTCACCCGGTCGCTTATCAGGAGGAAGAAAAAGCGGAACCGTTTGCATGTCGCACGCGTTGTAATCGTAGAGCTTCAGGCGCTTGATGACAGGCAGGCTCACATCGGCAAGAGCTGCCAACAACACAGCGTTGCTTTCCAGAGTGTCCTTTTCAAACTTCTCGGCTTGAATCATGTCCGCAACAGTGGGTTCGCGAAACACAAGCTCGTTATAGGTCCGCCCGTCATGCTCGACAGGCGATTGAAGCTTTACAGTGATCTGATCCATGTCGGTCTCTTAAAGCTGGAGTGCACTGCGGATGCTGTCATATTGCGACACACCGCCAATCTTCACGTCAAAATCATCCATCTCAACAATCTGGGCACCGTCGATTTCCAGTTTCATTGAGTGGACCGAGACCTGATAATCCGTCTCTGATTTATCACCTGGCTTCCAGCCTCCGGCATCGACTTCACGCAGGAAGCCGCGCATATAACAGGTGGCGCTATGAGTGGTGCCGTCCTCATCAGCAAACGCCCCGGTGGCGAGAAAATCCTTTTCAACACCAGCTGCCAGCCCGAAGAGCTTCAAAGTCTCAGGGTCAAAGGCTGTCATTTTGAAGCTCATTTCCAGCTTCTCATAGCCAAGGACCACATCGCGTTCTTTGATCATGCCGGCATTGCGCATGCTCTCGGTTTTCACCGTGAGCTTGGGAATGGTGATTTCACTTGCGTTGCCCACTTTGGAATCGCGATCCACGAAAATGGTGCAGTTGCGCAAGATGTATTGCGGTGTCTCTTTCATGGGGTTTCCTTAAACGGAGGTGGTCAGAACACCGTTCAACAGCTCGGTGTAATAGGTGATGTTGCGGTGAGCGATGAAGCGGATATCTTCCATGGGAGCTGGCGGCTCAAAATCCACGGCCAGCGTGATCTTGCCGCCTGCCATGGCCTCGTCCGTGTTGCGCTCCATGTCCAGCCAGACCTTACCGCCCAGGATAGCGCCTTCAGCCTTCAGCTTGGCCATGAAGGCATTCCCGCTCTCAACCATGAACCTCAGGTTGGCCTTGGAGAACGGCTTATCGACAAACTCCATGTAAGCGCTGCGGATAGCATCATTGATGAAATCAGCCGTCCGGCGCACCGCCATAAACCGCCAAAGATCATCGCCGCCAGAAAGCCGGTTGCCCCAGGTCTTAAAGCCGTCTCCATGATTGATGATGGTGGCAATGCCGCGCTCATTGAGATAGTCGGTCTGGGGGCCATACGCGATCGGGCGGGACACCGCCGTAACACCGTTGATTGTTTTGTTGGAGAGCGACCACCAGAATCCGTGCGTGCGATCCGTTTTTGCCTGCACACCGCAAAAATACGGCGCTGATGGCTTAAACCGGTTGGCATTGAGATCCGTGTCCCAGTCTCCAACCTTTGGATCAACAATGTAGATACGCGGGTGAGCGTTTATTTCTTTGAAGTTCACCGCGTCCTGATCCGTGCTATCAGGTCCATCAACGATGCCGATAGCCTCAAGCTCACCCAGCACACCGCCAAGCTCGGCAATCACCGGATCACCAACCGCACCAATATTGACAGTCGCGGTTGCCCCGTTGCCATCCCCGTTTAAGGTAGCTGTGGCATTAGTGTAACCGGAACCGGCCTTGGTAATCACCAGTTCGGTGACTGCCCCTTCCAAGACCATTGCAATTGCCTCAGCCCCGGTACCATCACCTGTAATCGTAACGGTTGTGGCATCGGTATAACCGGCACCACCACTTGTCACGTTGATGGATTGCAGGCCTTTATCTTCAAAGCTGCCAGTAAAGCCAGGAATGGCAATCAGGCGCGGTGTCAGGCCATGAGCCGACTGGCATTTTTTGAGCGCGTGGATACCGGTGAGCGTTGAGGCTTCACCGATCACGTTAGAAAGCGTTGCAGCAGCATCTGCCCCTTCTGCAACGCGGATCACAAACACGTAGGTTCCCACCTGTTTAAACACCGCATCAACGCCATCGCGCAGATTTCCGTCCCCGAGCAATGCCGCCTTGCTCTGGTCCCCTAAAAGCAACACCGGCTCATTCAAAGGGAAGGCTTCAGCATCGGCACCTTCAGCAGTGCCAATCAATGCGATGGTAGAGGTCTGGGCAATCTCGATAAGAATGGGATTTTCAGCAGATTCAAAGACCCGCACCCCATGGTGAAAGCTGGTATCAGCCATTCAATTCTCCATAAAAAAACCGGCCACACAGGACCGGATACGGATGAAACTCAAAAGGAAGGGAAGCGGCTTAAAACTGCTCTGTCAGTGCAACCACTTCAGGCGGACACTCCGGCCAGCTGGCATCCTGTGTGAAATCGGAGGCTGGATCTTCAGCAAGTTCCAGGCATTTGGAGCGCATCGCGCCCACCCAGTCCAGCGCAGCCTTAATGCCGACCAGAACCGCTTTTTCATCCTGTGAGCGATCCGCTTCAGCCTTGCCCGCAATCGCAGCCCCAGCGGTTGCCATGTTCATCTGGGTCTCAGCGCTGGCGCGGGCATAAATACGCTTGCGGCATTCCGCTTTGATGGTTGTGAGACGGGCATCTTTGTGGGCTCCATCAATGGCAACCTGTGGCACTCCAGCTGCTTTCAAGTCCGCTTCGCTCCAGGCAATGTAGGTTTTGCCTGCATGTTTCAGGCTCAGGCTCTGGCCTTCAGGTTGATCGTAGTAATCTGACATAGTTTTACTCTCGTGATATTCGGTTTGAAAGGGAGGCTGGCTTGAGCTTAAGGCAACTCATCAAGTGTGATGTTCATGGTGTAAGAACCAAGTCGGGAGTTCCTGCTGAAACGCTCCTTCAGGCCTGCCCCCGAAGCCGTAATATTGGAGAGATAGACACCAACTGGACTATAGTGCCCAAGGACATGACCGGCTGGCGCACCTTCGTCTTCCGTAGGAATGTGAATATTCCCGTAACGGAATGTCACACCCTGGGTGCCTGTATGTGAAGAAGTTGTACAGCTCACAATGGAGGCATAGTTGCTGGTTGGAAGCCCGTTAAACTGCGGATCAAGAACCGGCAGTTCCATGTCCAGGTAACAGAAGTTGAAATATCCAGATCCAATCCAGCGAAACCCCTGGAATGCACGGTAATCTGTGTCATCTGTTCCATGAGAGTACTGCTCGAACGTCACCTTGCGATGAGCGTCTTTGTGACCAGTAATCATCAGGTAACAGTCACGCGCAAATACTGGCTCTGTCATGTGGTAGTCGCTCAGCAAGTAGATATAGCCACGACCATGACGAGGAACCAGATCAGCAGCTTTTGCCATGCGTCTGAATGGAGCTTCAGCTGATCCATCATTCTCATCAGAGCCGTTCACCGCATCCACGTGAAACGTTCGCTGAAGCTCGGGCGCGACCTTCAGAATTTTTTGGATCTCAGCATCGTGCTGCGAGTAGGTTTCCCGGACGGCTTGGGTCAGGGCTGTGGTGGATTTGACCACCTCATTCAGGCTTTGTGTCAGACTCATTGCAACTGATCCTTTTCAATAGTGTGGCGTTGAATGGTGAGGAGTGAGGATGCAAGAGACGCACCCAAAGTAAGCTGCTCAGTGCGGGTGTTCGTTTGGTGGTCAACTTTGCTTTCCAGCGCCTCAATCCGACGCAGCAACTCGGCCTGACCAGTCTGAGAAATGGAAAGCGCTTTACTCAGACTGCGCACCGCTTCATTGAGCTGGAAATTTTCGTGTTGCAGAGCAATCATAGAGGTGGCTGTGCCCGCAAACTCCTCGCCAAAGAAGAGCTGAAAATTCACATCACCGGTGATCTCAATGACGCTTTGCGGAAGCCCTGTCAGCGCCAGCACAAACGAAAATGCGATTGGTACGCCAGGCGTGTACTGCGCCAAAGGCGTGTCAGGGTCTGACCATACGGCCAGCAAGGTGCCATCCTCTAACATCACACCAAGCTCTGCCAGTATGAACCCAGTGTCCCCGTCAATCTTAGCCGTGATCTCCATCTGGAAATCATCCAGATAACGAGACCCAATTATCTCGATACGGGCTTTCTCTGATTTTAGACTGTTCTCATTGCCTGTTGGCGTATAACGCGAAGTGCCGAAGCACAGGTGTGTGATCCTGGCATGAAGGCCAGCGTCTGAGGCATCAAAGATAGCCCGCATGCCAGCGCGCGTAAGTGTTGGATTGATGGCCTTAAGGCTCATGTCAAAAGCTCTCCATGAAGTGAAAGAAAGGAATGCCCGCGACCAGTTGCGGCACAACCAAGAACGGCCCCCATTTGCGGGAGAACCGGCTCAACTGTTTGCGCCAGGAAGGCAACACCATGTGCTACCGTGCCTGCGCTCAGCGTTGCTCCACTTTCGGGAAGAACCATTGCGCCCGTGGGCTGCGTGAAGGCGTTAGACCGGCCTGCAAGGCCAATACTGAGCGATGTCTCAAACTGCGCTCCAATCTGGAAACTAAAGCCCCGCGATTTTGGTTTAGTTGCTGAGATTGTGTTCAGGATATTTTCTTGCAACCTGGCATCCAGAACCGGCCCATCTGCAAAAATTTGCTCATTGGCATAAGCTGTAATCTGAAACGTGCCAGCTACGCCCGAGCCGCCCTCCTGCCACCATTCCAGCAAGTGCGCTGCCACCCCAAGAGCTGTGAGGGCAGTCTTAATTGAGTAAGGGGTGCCTTTGTATTTGTGCACCTCTTTCGAGACAGCCAGCACACGGCGTTTGACTTGCTCAGGCCATTCCCGGTCCCACACATCAACGGAAAGCTCCCAGCCCAGATGGTCAAGCAGGCTTGCAGGTGCTTTCAAAGGGGCCAGACAATCGCGAATAACCTCAGCTGGAAGACCAGACATACGGTCTTCAACAAGATCCATTGCCACGACAATATCAGCAGAGTTCGGCGGTAGCACAGTTTGGCGGAGAACCTTATCAGACATTGCGCCAGCCTCCGGTGATGGAGGTAACGGTAATTTTGACAGAAGAGGCGTAAGGCGCTTCGAAAGGCCCGACCATCACATCAGCTGCAGGCTTGGTGATGATCACCTCCTCCACACCATCTACTTTCAATGCCGCCGCAAGTGTGGTGCGATAGAGCGGGCGACCTATGGCAAGGCGCGTTGAAATAAACTTTTGCAAGGTTGCTTGCGCTTGTTCTTCAACGATGGAAGCAGTTGAAGCTGACACAACTTGCAGCTCAGCTTCAACTTCATAGTGAACAGGTGTCGCAGAGATAACCGTCAACTTGTCACCCACTGGCCTGCGTTTGTCTGATTTCAGGTTCTGATAAACGCTCTCCAACAGAGCATTACTTGCGACCCCGTCCCCAATTCTGGAAAGAACACAAATCACGGGCTCAGCAGGAGGAATTGGCGGGTCCAGATTGTCATCAGGCCCATAAGGCACAACGTCCAGCACATCACCGGAGGACTGCAAAGCCCAGTAGACGTATGCGCCTTCCGGCCCATAGGGAGAGTAGCTTTCCAGCACCAGCTGAATGCGTGCCCTATAACTTTCATCATCCTCATAAATGACGTTTTCAGGGTCACTGTCATCCAGAACCAAGCGGGCAACGCCCCGCCCTGCTCCGCGATGGTCAAGATCAGATCCAGTTGCCGTTGCAAGCAGAACTGATTTCACCGCCGCATTAATGCGCGCATTCATGTAAAGCTCGCGCGATGCTCCTGCCTCACTTAAATAGCGGGCGGGCGATGCAGCAATGGAGCGCGCCAGTGCCATGATCTCATCAGCTTCAGCCTGTTCAAAGCGGCCATCACGCAAATGACGGTCCAGCTCAATAAGGCGGGCTTCAAGCAAAGCATTATAGTCCAGTTCCACCACAGCGGAGGGTTCCGGCAGTGTCGCCAGATCAAGCGCAGCAAAGCGGCTCATGGTGTTATCCTGATGTCGGGAGTTAAAGGCCAGAGATCGGCACAGATAAGGTTTGCTCTCCACCTTCCGGCGCAGTATCGCCGTGATGGCCTCTTGGCAAATAGGTGCCAACCAGGTTCAAGTGGATCTTGCCAGGTTCAGCCTGCGATACGTTTAGGGAGCTTAAAGAAAACCTTGGCTCCCACTGCTCCAGGGCAGTTGCGACAGCCACAAACAACGCCAGAATGCCAGCATCATTGGAAGGCACATCCACCAGGTTTGGCAGGTCAGATCCAAACTCACGCAGGAAAACCCGCGTGTTTTTTGGAGTTGAGAACAACCGGTTGATGGACTGGACCACATGAGCCCAACCAGAGACCTCACCGCCCGTTATCTCACTTAAGTCCTTACCGGCCATGCCCTAACCGGCCTTTAGAGAGGAAGCCTTGCTTTTTGCAGCTGCCGGCTTTGTGGTTTTCACGCTCATCTCAGCAAGCCGGCTACCAAGAGGCGGAAGATCAACCTGAGCCTGTTTTTCAAACAACTCAATTTCCTCGCCTTCCCGGCGATAGGTTCCATGCAAGAAGCCTGCACGCAAAACACGGTAGCGGTTTTTTTCCATAGTATCCTCCAATTAGACAGGAGCCCCGGTCTTAGATGGACCAGGTGTCACTCCAGAATGAATGTGGGTGTGGTCTATTGTGGTGCCTTCCGACTTCACATAGCCGGAGTTCAAATCCACATCGCCTGCGGCCTCAATGCCTGAAGGCGTCAAAGTGATTGACGTACCTGCAACGCTGAAAGTCATCTGCCCATCAACCAAGGTAATGGACGCATTCCCAACACTGAGCTGGAGTTTATCGCCACCACCTGAAACGATAATTTTTGTCGCCCCAACCTGCGCAAGAACATGGTCGTCTCCTTTTGCGCTCGGTCTGGGATTGTCTTCACTTGGCAGCGCAGACCCAATGCGGGCATCGGTTAAATCACCGCTCTCACTGGTCAGTGATACTTGCTGACCAATCGAAGGCGGATTGTGGGTCTTATTGGCGCCGCTTGCCGGCTCGGTCCAAGGTAGCCAGCCCGTAAGCATGGGAGTATCTGAATCTGTCAGCCTGACCCGTGCTTTGCCTTTGGCCGCATCAACTTCAGAAATCACCCCTTCGCGCGTGCGCGAAGCAAGCCGCCGTTTGATCTCGGCAACCTCAAAATGCAGTTCAGCAATTAAGTCTGGCAGGTCCTGCGACATTGCGCGTGCTCCAAGTTACTGGGAACCGGCGCTGACTATGCTCTCCGGTGGGTCATTGGAAAAAACAGCTGAAGGATTGAGCGCAGATGCATTGGTCAGTTTTAGGGCATCCGCTTCAAGGCCAGATAACCCATGAAGGAAGGAAAGCCGGTCATCCTGCTCCCGACCGTTCCAGGCAAGCAAACCTTGCAAGCGCTCACATTGCTGAGGATCACTCTGCGCAAGCTTTGTTAGAAACCGGCTCCAAATCCCAGTCTCAGGCAGTGCTGCTCCTGGAACAGGGTCTGCAACCAGCTCAACGGTTAGCCGCAACTGACCACTCACCAACCGCACCCCATCACGGGCATTGCCATGACGCAGCTCTTCACAAGCTCGAAAGTCTGGAGCAAATCCCTTAAGCAGCTCAGACCAAGGGTTTTGAGGATCAAGAAGAGCGAACTTGATTTGCCGCGTTAGGGCATCAAGAAAGAACTCAAAGTTGGGACTTGTTGCAGGCACTTCCAGCCCAACAACAATACTTTCGCCCTTCTCATTGGTCTGGGTCATCGCAGCTGTAATGCCGAAATTAAAAACCAGATCCAGGTGACCATTTACGCGAAGCGAGCGACCACTCAACTCGCCCGAATTAGAAACATCCGTGTAAACGGCAATAAAAGGGCCTTCCTCATCGGTGCGCAAACTTCCATCACTACTCACCTGAAGCGCCGCCACCTTGCTATCAAGGATATTGTTACCAACTAACGTTCCTGCTGTTTTTAGCGCCTCCACGGCGCAGTGACGCAATGCAATACGGGCAAGCGACATTAGGCTTCTCCGAGTTCAAGAATAATGCGGGACGCACCGCGATCATAAACATCAAGGACTTCAAACCACGGGAGGCCAGCGCGGGAAAGCGCTTGCACCTTGTCTCCGGTCTTGGGCATAGGCCCGCCATAGTCAGAGCGGGAAAGCTCCAAGAAAGATGGCTCTGCAGAAAGGCTGGTGCGCTCTTTTTTCGATCCCTTGGCAAGATTGAACGCATGCCCTGCACCACAGCGCAAAACCGCATTCACCGCCGTATTTTCGCGGGTAGCATCGCTGCGCTGTTCACCGTCAAGGAAAGCCAGCAAAACCGGCTCTCCCATGACGTCATCCACCTCTTCGGTGAGTTCAGCCCGAAGGTCATCAAGCTCAGGCATGATCAGTCCTGAGCCGAACCATCGGTGCTGGTCTGATCCTCAGAATTCGTGCCATCAGAACCATCACCGGCACCAGCACCAGTAGATGAATCCTTAGATGACTTGCCGCTCTGAGAACCAGAGTTGTCACTCTGCGTTGCCGCTGGTTTAGGCGGCAGAGAAACTTCTGCAAGCCCACCAAAGGCATCCAGTTTACTTAGCTCAGCCTTCTTCAAACCTGTTGGCAGTTGCTCGCCCGGTTTAATGACGCCTTTTGAGGTCAGCAACCGGGCAGTTGCGATCTTGACTGTGCCAGCTCCTGCCATCAGACCACCCCTTTCCAGACTTTCACACCGTTGGGACGACCCGGGATCATCAATGGCGCTGATTGCGTCATTGCCTGATCAATGGACGGATTGTCCTGTTCCCAAACTTTGGGGAACATCGGCATCGCCTGAAGGCCAGCTTTCTTGTCCATGATGGTGCCAAATGCACGAACCCCGTAAACACCAGAGGTCCCACTTTCGCCAACTGGTGCAACCAGCATGACTTCACCGGGTTCCAGATAAGGCTTTTCGGTCCCATCAACATCACGATAAGTGCTGTGATCGACATAGATGTTAAAGTTGCCAGTGGTTCCTTTGAATTCAACTGGATTTTCCGGATCTGTCGCAGATGGAGACGCCGTCAAAGTGCTGTCATTGCGCTTAGTGAGATCCATCTCGGCCTTCACGCTTTTGTTCACTTTGAAATGTCGCCACACATCCGGAGCAAGATAGACTTCTGTTGCCCGAGACCCAGTCTTTTTAGCAACCTCCGCAGAACCTTCTTCCAACAAAGAGAAAAGCTCATAGTCGGCGTTTGACCATTTCTGATCATCATCAGTGATCAAATCCACCATTTCAGGCGCACGGCCAAAATCCACCAGACGAGCGGGATAATCATCCCCCACAATCAGGACTTTGCCTTCTTTCAGAGCGAAACGTCCAAGCCATTCCCATCGCGCTTCAACTTGCATTTTTTGTTCGTAAAGAGCGAGAGCGACTGCTCGTTCAAACCGATCCATAGCAGTAAGTTCGCCAGAAAACTTTTCACCAGCCATACGCGTGACAGCATCGGTTGGCTTGATCATGTTCAGCGGCTTCACGTAAGCAGGTTTGAATGATTTAGCCGTGTATCCAGCACGCTCCTGCGGCTTGCCTGCATTCAGAGGCATTACGAAAGGCGCAAGCGACACTTGATCTCTGAACACGCTATCAAAATGGATCTCTTCTTTGTCTGAGAGATGCTCAAGCTTGAAAAACTTATCAATGAAATGCCGTTTAGGCGTAAAAATTGTTTCGATCACGGTCATCAGATCGCTTAGGGTGTAAATATCCACGTGCATAATCTCCTTAAGCAACCTGCCAATAACGCGCCAAGATGCCGTTGCCGCGCAGCGCATGTTTCACCACTTCAGCGTCCAGGTCACCAAAGTGCATTTCATTTAGGTTGAAATCGTCACCTTGAACGTAAACGCCCATGGAACTGTCCGCCTCCAGCGTAATGCCAACAGGCATCACGATACTGGCCTTGCTCGCATCGTTAAGAGCAACAAACACCTTGTTGGTGCTGTCATACTCAAGCACTTGACCGCGCTTATAAGTACCAGCGGCAACTGTGTTGGGTTGGGTTTTAACATTCCCGCCATGGAGGTTATCGACGGGAGACGGTCCGTGGTTGAGACTTCCAGCCAGATGGCTCATTTAGCACCTCCAAACATGCTCTTTGCTCGGTTGACCAGACGTGCCCCTTTGTCATCGTCGGTCAAATCTGATGGGTTGCTGTAACTAGATGCTTGGGAACTGGCAGATAGGCGCTGCTGTTCGTAAGTACTGGCCTGAGTTCTTTGTCCGTCACTCTTCGGCGCATTGCCCTCACCAGCTTTAGCAGCCTTATCAAGCACCTTCTGACCATCCTCAAAGCTTGTTGAGGTCTCAAACGCAAGGTACTTTGCAAGTTCAGTGCGACCAACAGCTTCAGCACAATTGAGGATTTTGCCGATGCGCTCACGCTCGGCTGTTTGCGCATCGGCAGCATTCGACTGCATCTGGTCAGTAGTAGAGTTGGCGGAGTTGGCATCCGCCGCAGTTTGTGTCGTCATAGGCTGTATCTCCTGATTGACAGTCGTTTGTGCGACGGATGCCGCCGGAGAGCGCTGAGGCTCAGCACTCCAGTTCCTTGTCTTGGAAAGTTGTTTCAGGGTGTCGGGCGCGCAGTTGTAAGTGCGGTAGTCAAAGGCAGACACACTCACTGCCTGTGCTGCCTCATCAACGGTTGCAAAACCTTGAACCTGAGCTTCACTGCCATTCATCCAGGTTTCTTCAACCATCATTTGGCGTAGCTCGTCAGGTGTCTTGCCGGTTACATCTGCGTAGATGCCTGCAAGTAAATCAGCTTGCTTGTGCAGCAGCTCACCCATCGCTTCGTGCTCTGCTGCTGTACCGCGTTTTTCTCCAGCAGGATCATGGATCATCATCATGGCCCCGGTACGCATAGTGCGTTCATCACCAGCCATGGCAATAATGGAGGCAGCTGAAGCTGCCATTGCGTCGATGATGACAGACACTTTGCCCTTGTGCGTTTTCAGAGCATTGAAGATGGCAATACCTTCATCGGTATAGCCACCACCTGAGTTGATCCGCGCGGTGATCGGCTCATCACGGCCATGCAGAGCAAGAGCATTTAGCACTTCCAATGCTGTAAAGCCTTCATCCCAATAGTTTTCGCCAACGAACCCATAAAGAATGAGTTCGCCGTCCTGTAAAATTCCCGGCATTTTAGATATCCTTAAAGAGTGGGCTCAGCACCAGCGAACTGAGCGAGCCCGGCGGCGAAGCTTGCCGCCAGCAGCAAGGCTGCACTTGGCTTCGTACTGAGCAATCAGCTTTTTCAGCGCAGGCAGATTGGCAGCTGTGTAAGTCACTTCATCCCGTCCAAACCGGACGGTTTCCCGGCGACCACCAACGGCAACAACCAGCTCAATTTTGCGGAGCGCCGTTGCAACAGCACATGGCTCATTGATGGAAACCATCTCAGAACCGATTTTGACCTGATCACTCATCAGCAGCTCCTTGTGCTTCATCAGTGCTTGGTGCCGTTGCCTGTGAAGATGTTCGCTCATAGGGTGAGCGCATTCCCTCAGCGAGATAGCGCCGGTGCTCGGAGAGGCGCTGCTCAAACAATTCCTCTTCATCTATGCCCATCTCAGAGCATTCATGAGCAAGGGATGAGGTGCCATTTTCCAAACGCGTGCTGGAAGCCTTGGCGCTTTTTGCATCATCTGCCGTTGGTTTGGCCGGTCCTTGCCACTGGGCCCAGGACGCTTCTTCACGCAAAGCCGAATAGGCTTCATACCCGCCCTTGAAGGGAATACGCTCTTCACCGATTTCCTCATCAAGCCAGCTTTCGTAAACAGCCTGATAGGTGGGCGCAGCAATGCGCTCTCGCCGCCTGGTCACGACCGGCCAAATGCTTGCATTTTCCATCCGGACGCTGGAGTAAGTGGCATTGGAATAGTCCATGGTGAGACCACCGTAGGTAATCCCAATCGCCCGAGCCATTTCCCGACCAAGTGAGCCTGAGAACGGCAGGTAATGAGGGCCCGGAGTTCCAGCTGTCTTGATTTCGAAATCTTCACCCGGCGCGATATGTGACACCGTAGGATCACTGCCCAAATGAACGGAGTTTTCTGCTGATTTATCCAGGGTGCTTAGGAGATAATCAGAAAAAGAGTCTTTGAACTCCTTACCGGCTTCGGTGTCTTGCATCGCGTCGATCGCAGCAAACGCTTCTTCTGATGGCAACTCACTCTTCAAAACAGCAGCAAACAAGGTTTGCAAAATTGCGGTTTGCAGCGTGGCATCTTCAAGCATTTCGTGCTGGATGTGCTTTCTAAAGGCCGACGCCAACACGGAAATTCCACGTACATCGCTTGCACAGGTGGGATCAAAAATATGCAAGACCTGAGCACGCCCAGCCAGATCGCGAGCGTTATACCTTGTCTTGACGGTTTGACCGTTTCTAGCCTCTTCAATCAGATAGGAAATCGGGCGGCCATTCTCATCATGGTAGACACCCTGAAACAAACGGTCATGTTCCAGCGTGTCCTGTGCCAGCTTCTGCGGTGAGAACAGGCAAAGCTTTGTTCCGGCTTTAATGCCGTAGCGAGACCGCTGAGCACTGCCCATATAATCCAGCATGCCCGTCACTTCGCCAAAGGTGATGTAGTCTCTCAAAGAGCAATCAACCAACTGTGGCAGTGTGAACTTACCGCGCATATCGCATTCAGCCTGGTTCCAGGCAAACCGCTTCCAACGTTGCTTAACTAGTCGGCACCAATCAGCAGTTTCCTGCGCATCATAGCCTGCAGCGTGTAAGTCCGGTTTGGGATTAAGCAGCAGCTCGGAGCCAACCGTATCTGCAATCACCTGATCCACAGCGCCTTTAAGCCGCCCTGAGTTTTGAATGATGTCACGCGCCAGTCCTGCACAGCGGCGCCAGGACAAACGAATATCATCCCGGCTGTTTGAGAGCGGAGCTGGACGTGTTGCCAGAACCTTAGAGCGAGTATCGCGCAGATATCGACTGACGCTGCGCACTGCAACCTGCCCTGTTCCCTTCTCAGGTGGTGCTGATTTCCCGCCTCGGTTAAGCAACCGACCAAGCGCTTTTAACGGTTTCGCCATTTCTCGCGCCTCTTCCTGATACGTTGCTGCCTCTCTGCCCATCCGTTGTCGTGAGCGGGAGCTGCTTTTATCTGTGATGTTTTGGTGGGAGTGCTGACCTGAATTGCCTTGACTGCTTCAGGTGAAAGCAAGTCCAGATCCTTTGCAGGCACCAACCGCTTTCGCAGCCGCGCCCAATCATTGTCAGTGTTGGAAGTCAGGCCCAAATGCTCGGCAATCGCCATGGCGTAGATCCGGCAATCAAGGAAGTGGTTATCTTTCCGGGATTTCTTCCATTCCTCAAGCAACCGGCCCTTCACCAGTTTCTGGTCGAAGTACTCAGCGGTGATTTGAAGAAAGTACTCTTCATCCAGCCAAACACCATAATGACAATAACCAGGTGGATCACGCTCAGCGCCAGCTGCCATGCCAGACTTATGCAAGCTGCCATAGAACTCATGCTTAAGGCCCCATGTTCCAACCGGCCAAAGCTGAGAGCCACGCACCTTTACGCGCTTGCCCCGTTTGTTGACTGACTTCTTTTGAGGTAACCCGATCGCTGGAACACCGCGTCCCCCTTGACCTTTAATGGCGTAGGTATCTGGCCTTGCTCTGCACCAACTCAGCACCTGCTCCATACGGCCACTGTCACCAGCATCCACCGCCAGACCATCCAGCCGGCGCTCCATGCCCCATGCGTCCTTAAAGTGCTGTTTGTAAAACTCATCCAGCTTAAGCCATGCACCGGCCTTAATGTCGTCCGTAGAGCCTTCAAGAAAGTGCGCATCCACGCACCAACTTTGCCGGTCATCTCCAAAGGCCACCGCCTCCACATAGATGCCGTAGTGCTGAACGTCCGCACCGGCCACAAACAACAGGCCTTCAGCCGGGATCGTGCCGCGCTCCAGCTGTTCACGCCGCTCCATAAGCCGTTCATGTTTCGGAGCATTGCCGCGCATGGCATATGCCTTGGCGAGCACCAGATTGGTAAAGTTCTTTTTGGCTGCTTCACTTCGTTTTTCCGCATTGATGAAATCCCGCGCGATATCGCCGTAACTCATCATCAGCGAGCAAAACGCATCCACATGAAAGCCTGGCTGGCGTCCCTCGTCTGGCTTTGTAGCAATGAACCGCCCTTTGCGAACAGCAACTACGCGCTCAGCCTCTGTAATAGAGTGGCCGCATTCCTCACAAAGGTAAGTGCTCTCCTCTGGATTCTCGCGGTTTACCTGAAACCCGCTCCAGTCCTGCCGTTGTTCAAAGTCGCAGGACGGGCAGCGGATATGCCAAAACCGTTGGTCTGAGCGTTTGAAATCGCGATCGATACGACAGTGGCCTGGACCTTCTCCGTCTTCATCGCCGCTATCATGTTCCGGGGTAGAAAGAGCAAAGATCTTATAGGACTTCTCACGGCGAAATGCGGTGAAACGACCAAAGAAAAGCTCTTCAGGATCGCCGCCATTGTCCGTCTCTTCCCACTTAGAAACCTCGTCTTTCACCCCATACTTGATCGTCTTGGAGGAAAGATCCATTTCCGAATTGGCATTGGCAAGCGACAGTGCGCCACCTGGGAACTTCTTCTCAAAGGTGGTTGAACCTTTACCGCTGCGGCTTGTAATCGGTTCAATCACCTGCTTGGAAGTGCGCTTCTCCCATGCCTCAATCAAAGGCATGATCTTCATGGAATTGGTTTCTTTCAGCGCCTGATCGCCAGGCACAGCGTACAAAATATTGTCGGGTGCGTTTTCCGCCAGGTAGATGCTCCAGGAAAGCCCCAGAATGGAAACACCGGTCTGCTGAGACTTGCGAACGCACACATAGTTGCAAGGATGATCAGCAGACAGACACGCCGCAATCTCCAGCAAATACGGAGCGTCTTTAGCATTCCAAAGCTCTCCTCGCCTCGGCCCGTCCACCAGCTCAATGTTCTTTGGGAGCCATTCATGAAACGGTAGCGGCTTCTTAGGGCGGATCGCCTTTGCAAGTACTCTCGTAACAAGACGAGCCGCACCGTAAACTCTTGTGTTTGCTCCTCGCAAACTTCCCAAAGTTTCCTGCATGGCTCACCTGTTGTCGTTAGAGTTCCTCCTGTTGCTCCCCTGCAAGCATGAGTTCTTCTGCACTTGCTTCAGTCCCAAGCATGTCCTCTGGCAGATCATCAAACTGTGGTGCTTCCTGAAAAGCAGCTTCCATTGCTTCGGCAATCTCCTCTGCAACTTCAAAGGCAACATCTTTCAGCGCCAGGCGCAGGCCATGGACACCATCTTTGGTGACACGTGCTGCCAGATCATCTGCCCGATTGGGAAGTCGCGAAACAACGGATTTGATCTCGCCTCCCATTTTGGCGAGCGCATCTTCCATAAGATCGCGGCGCACCAGCGCTCCAAGCTCTTCCTGCATTGCAAGCCGGAGCCGGAGCACCTTAAGCCATGTCTCTTGGCGCTTGCCCTCGTTAAGGCTTTGCGGATCGGCACCAGGCACAGGTGCTGGCTGCCCTTGAGACGGCGCAGCGGGACTTGGTGCTGCAACGATAGCTTGCACCTTAGCGGACGCTTTGAGCGGGTTCGTGAAACGAGCGCGTATGTGGTCATAGTGAGCAAGCGAGAAGCACGTAATCCGTCCACGTCCATCGCGATCAACTGGCAAGTTATGATTGTCTGCGTAGTTGCGCACGTTTTTTGAAACAGCCGATTTTGAGACTCCATCGCGATCGGCGACCTGCACAAATGTTGCCATCACCAGCGGTGCATCATCTTGCATTTGTATGCCTCCACCTCTGGCAACCTTGGCAACCTTGGCAACCGGTTGCTGGCAACTCTAACAACCCTGACAACTCAAATTTTCAACCTGTAAAACTGACCAAACCCCGGGAGCTGCGCCCCCCGCGGGGAAAGGATGTTTTGTACGGTCCCTTTTTTTCTCAGCCGCCGCCGCGCCTTCAAAGCGAGCGGAGCAGCCGGTCGATTTCGTGTTCCAACCGAGGCCGCAGCTTTTCGTCGGCGACGCTTTCGAGCACGTCCATAAATTCTTCTTCATGGTTTTGAACATCAGCAGCAGGGTTTGGCCCCCAAAGTTCGCGGACTGGAAGGCGTGCTGCGCTTGATCGTTTGAACACTCCAGCATGACCAGAGGCCATCGTGGCAAGGAATGTGCCCTGGTGTGTTCCCCAGTTGCGAACAGATACACCATCTCGTGTCTGGCGGACGCTTCCCAGCTGGTAGAGCGGTATCCAACCAGAGCGCATGATAACACTGGCAGTATCTGCTCCTGTGTTCACCGCAATGGTTACACTGCGAATATCCTTTTGCCGCATTCCTGTAGATGCTGCGGACTTTCGAATGACACGCGTTTTGGCAATTGCTGTCGTATGTTTGAGGGCGCGAGCAATGGCCTTTCCTTTGATCTCACCGGGCAAGTTGCCAAGCCCACGCATGAGGTCATCAAGGTCTCGTTTGTCAAAGCTAACTGTGAACATGTTGAGGCCTTAGGAAACAAGCGATGTGTCACTTCTCAATAAAAAACCGCCCTGTAGGTTGTCCCTCAAGGCGGTTTTCTTTCCGCTGTCAGGCTGTCAAACGACGCGGGTCATTTCAAGTCGCGGAGCTCATTTGGAGCAATCTCACAGCCTTCCGATCGAACTCAGGTGATTGAAACTTCTTGAGTTTGTGAGTTTTCAACATCGGTAGCGCACCGCTTATGATTTCGAGCGCTGCGCACCAGTAGGTGTAGGTTTCCAGCAAAAACTCTTCCAAATCACTCTCAACGGATACCACCTGCAGCTCACAGGCCTGCCCAACGCGGCAGCCCGGCCCGTCATAGTCGTGAGGCTTTGGCAGTTTTGTACCCGGGCGAGCAAAAAGCTCCTCACCATCAGCCCGCCAGTAGCTCATCACCGTGCGTCCGGTCTTATCGCGCTTTTCCTGTAGCTTGCGGCCACTCAGAGCTGGCTTTTCCGGCTGCGTCCGGTTTGCGCCGTAGTAGATCAGCAGGCCAGCGGCATAGGCGCAATCATCGGACTGAGCTGCAAACTCCTTTACCGCACCATGCACGGCTTCGGCATCCGGATGCAGCTCCACACATGAGCGCCCGCCACCATCCACGAAGGTGCGCAGATGCAGCAGCTGCTCAAGTGAATTCAACGCACAGCGGACGTCGAAGTGCCGCGCCTCATCATCGCTCACGATATCGAGATGAGCTTTCTGCTCGCCGTAGGTCCAGTCCAGCAAGCTGACCAAATCAATCCTGCGGACTTCGTTCTGCTGTGCCTGCTCTTGTTTGAGCCGGCCAATGTATTCCGGTGATGCGCGCAGCGTTTGAACCATAATTGATCTCCTGCGAGTGTTTCGAGGGTACCGCGAGTGTTAAAATCAGACCCTCGCGGTCATTTTATCTTTTAATATCAATTGTTTTTATAACCCTCCGCGAGGGTTCAAGGGTTAGTTGACTAATTACGCATATGAGAAGTCTTTTCCTTAAAAGCTATTCCCCATTCCCCTATATATGCGCAGGCGCGCGATATACCCTCGCGCCCTCGCGGCTATCCTCTAACCCATTCACGGCTTTACGAAATCCGGCGCGAGGCACACGGCTTAACCCTCGCGCATACCCTCGCACCCTCGCGGGTTTAGTTACACTCATCCCATAGGCTCCCAACTCATCGTTTCAGGACGCATCTCAGTTGGCAGATTGAAGCGCACATTGGCGTACTTACGGATGCGGGTCATCACCTTGCGCATGCCCGGTTTCTTTGGAAGCTCACGACCTAAAGCTGTTTCCGTAAAAGGCTTTAGGCCGGAAACTTCACACCATTTCTTATAGGTGTCATACATGGCGCGGCCAGTGATGGAGGGCTCGTTCGGGTCCTCTCCCGGCGGCTCGGCAAACTCCAGACAGGCATCCACAAATTGCTGTATCGGGTCCAGCTCGGTCTTGTAATCCTGCGTCAGGCCTTCCACGGCTGGCGGCACATCCAGCCCTTCCTCCATATAGATCTGAAGCCCCTTCAGCATCCAGTTGAGAATGCCCGATCGCTCGGCTTCAAACTCCGCTAGCACCTCCGCCATGGGCCGCTTCTGCTCTTCGCTGATCCGCACCGACCAGGGCACAATCAGCAAGCGCCGCCAGATCCCGTAGTCATTGCCTTTGATGAAGGGCTTGTCGTTACCGCTCATGATCGCCTTGAAGATGGGCGTCATATCAAAAAAGCCCTGATGCAGCCGCCGAACCTGCATGGGCTCGCCGCCCGTCAGCGCCTTGATCAGCTCCTCTTTCACCGCTTCGCCCTTTGGCAGCTCGGAGACACGCACCAGACGTTTGCCCACCAGCGTTGCCAGATCCGGTGTTGCCTGGTCACCACGGCGCTGACCCGTGCCGGTCACACTTTCCGGGTTCAGTTGTCCGGCATAATCCCCCATCAACCCGCAGATCGCCTCCACGAAGGTGGATTTGCCGTTGGCCCCATCGCCATAGAAGAACAGCAGCTTTTGCTCTGCTGTCAGCCCTGTCAGGCAATAACCGGCATACACCTGTAAAAAGCGCTGCACGCTCACATCCGGCTGGAAGAAATCCAGAAACGCCTGCCACTGCGGGCATTCTGCTTTGGGGTCAAAGTTCACCGGCGCGCATTTGGAAAGCCGCATGGCTCTGTCGTGGGCCACAGAGTCCGGCACCATCACCTGCCCGCCTTCTCCATCAGGTTCAGGGTGCAGCTGCAGTGTGGCCGTGCGCGTGTTGAACACAAGATCGTCTTCGTCCATTTCCTCTGGCGCATAGGTCACATGCGGCAGGGCCTGCACAATCATGCCTTTGATCTTGTTGGAATTGCCGCTGGAAACCGCAAACTTCTTGCGCGCCGTGCGCCTGCCGGAGCGGGCCTTTTTCACGTCCTCCGCATCCTTCAGCAGGGCTTCCTGCTCTTTGGTCAACGCTGCTTCTTCTGCCAAACGCGGCACCGCCTTGGCTTTTTCCAGCACCAGCTCCTCCCAGGGCTCATAGCCAAGGTAGTCGAGCTCTTCTTTAATCAGCTCCGCCGTGCGCTGCGCATAGCGGGTCATCACTTCCTCGCCGCCGGTCAAATCCCAGTGGGTGCCTTTGAAGGTGTAAAACCCCACCTCCCGCACATGCAAAAACTCCTCGCCAAAATGCTCCCGAAGCCGTTTGGCATTGCCCGTATCATTCTGGTCATAAAGGGCACAGCGCGAGAGTTTTTCCGCAAACTCGGTTGAAAGTGGGGTGATGAGGGGATCGTCACTTGGCTGCATGGCGCCCTCAATCGCCTGGCTCATGGTGCTCATGCCGCATCCCTCCCGTTCGCCAGTATCCAGTCATTCATGTCCATGCCTAGTGGTGGCCATAAGATCTGCGCTGATCGCTCCTCAAACCGCAGGCGCCGCACAGCCCGTTCCAGCTGAGCTTTCAGTGCCTCAAGGTCTTTGGTGTCACTATCTGCCAAAACAATCATGGACCGCGCCTCAAATGGTAAAAACGCACGAGCGCTGGCCATGTCCGGTTGCCGTGATGGCAACAGGTGGCCGGTGCGCACCGGATGCGGTTCGCAGACCCCGTCGGGCTTGCCAGAGCCCACCAAATTGCCAAGCGAGCCCGCACACCAGCACGAAAGACCAAAGGGCGCACAGGACAAGCAGGTCTCAATGCCCTCACCTACGCCCATCACAGGCGCAGGCGGGCCAAGCCGCAAACTGGCGCCCATGTACGGCCCGCGGATCTTTTTGGCTGGCAACCGCAGCCCGTCCTCAAGGCTTAGTTTAATTTTGCCGCTTCCATCCGCGTTCAGCCAGGTCTGGTGCACCGCTGCAAACCGGCCCTGCTTGTTTTGAAAGGCCGCCAACAGCGCAGGCCCATGATGGATGATCTCGAAACGACCCTTCGCAGTCTCTGCCCAATACGGCAGATCCGCAGCAAATCGCAGCACCGCGCCGGGCAACGGGATGTCACCCAGCCCCCTCGCCTCGCGCAGATAGGTTTCTGCAACGCTGCCGGAAAGCTCTGTCCCAGCTGAAAAGATCTTGTAGGCCGCCTGACGCGCTTTTTCTTGTGTGGAGGCCGTGCGTGCAGCCGCAAGCACCTTGTTGTCCTGCATCAGCTTTTGCTGTTTGTCCTGCCAGCGTTGATCACGGGCAATCTGTGCTCCGCCCAAAGCTTCAACCGCATCAGCAAAGCTGGAAAAGCCCTCAAACTCTATCATCCAGTCGATGATGGATCCGGAGCGGCCACAGGCGGTGGAGTAGCAGCGGAAACTGTTGCTGACAGGATCAAACACAAAGCTGGCATTGCGATCGTCATGATCGAGAAATGGACATTTACCGGAAAACAGCCGGCCAGATTTGCGCAGCGTGGTGTGGCGGCAAATGCGACCATACAGGTCAGCAGATTGCTTCAACCGCAACAAGTCGAGAGTGGAATACCGCATCACACCAACCTCCCTTGTTTGGGCGGTCGTGGCGGCGGAGGCGTGCGTTTGGCCGCCTCAACATCCGCTTCATACTGCTTGGCATGCTCGGGGCAAAACCACAGCTGCACGCGCTTGCCTGCGTCATCCATGGTGTAGCCACGGGAGCCCCAGTTGGTGCAACCTTCTGCCATGCAAGGGTGTTCAAAATGGCCGGTGGATGTGGTTTGGGGTGTCTTTCTATGATCAATATTGAGGGTCATGCGGCACCCCCTTCAACTGATGCGTGCATGAAATGAGAGACTCGGGTACTCATCTCAGAACTGTTGAGGTTAGAGTTGTGCGCACAGAAACGTTTAATTTTTTGATTTTTATAGTATTTATCGGTGTCCTTATTGGAATCCCATTTGTCTATGGTGTTCTGAGTTTGGATGTAATCATGTCGATCTTTGACATGAATCTCCAAACGTTTGCCGGACTGAGTGGCATTATTATCAGCCTTACAACACTCTTTTTCGTGCTCTATCAAATTCGTATTGCAAGGGATGATAGTGACCTTCTGAAATTTACTATTGCAGCCGACTTTCTTGATTTCTTGTATCAACAGCAAGCGCTCATTCAAAAGATCGAGGATGACCTCTACCACATCCGTGTTCTTAAAAGTTACCACGATGACGAGCAAACTCTTATTAGTGAATGCAATGCTTATTCGGCCATGGCACTGGAAGAAAAACTCGGAGACGATTTGGTCAAGACCAGAGATACTATCGTCGCGTCTAGAAGTAGCGCGCGGAAATACCTCACAAAAATTGGACTTAAACGCTTTGATGAAGTTTTGAGCTTCTGCCAGATGATGTCGGCACTTAAACATTATGATTGGCTCAGCGAGATCCCCTATCCTATCAAAAAACACGAGGACAATTTCATCATTGCAGTCAGAACCTATGAAACAGGCATTTGCAAAATGATCGCTGGTCTTGAACCACAGAAGCAAAAGGCTTTCGATCAGATATTTGAACGGTCGAATACAAAGAAGTGATTTGTTAGTATGCCCAAGAGCAAATGGATGTTTTTTATTGCCTGCTTCACTCTCGGGAGCACATTTGCATTTATGGGAGCATGGGTTGGTGTCAGCTCCGTAACAATTTTTGCTGGAGAACATCTGCCAGACAAAATCCCATTGAGTGCTCCTAAACTCAATAATACGAGAGAGTGGATAGCAGCATTGAGTGGATGGGCTGCGGCAATCGCGGCGATTGGTGCTGCATGGTATGCCGGGCATAAAGTTCAGATCCAAATAGACCGGACTGACAAGCAAATTGATGAAACTCAGAGATCTAATTTGATCTCTCAACTTCCTCAAATTGAAGAGAAACTTGCAAAAGCAATTATTGTTCAAGAATTGCTTATTAATTTCCTGATCAAAGGTGAGTACCGGAAAAACATAGAACCCATCTTGCAAGGTGCTCCGATAGCACAAGAAACGTTTCGTGAAAACGGAGATTACATAACCCAAGTAATAGAAGAATTTGGACAGTATAACGAAGTTGCGGCTAAAATTTACAGAAAGAAACTCCGAATAAAATTTTATCGCATTATTGGCTCCTTGGAGAGCATGCAACGCTGGTACGACCGAATACATAATAACAAAAATTACTGGCAGCTTGAGAAACGCGATCAAACTTCCAGCAATGTCGGCCTTGTCTTTATACCAACCACTCTCATGTCTGATGATCAGCTTACCGAAGAAGATAAGGCTGAAATTGAAAAAGCCATTGCTGAAGTGTATGAGAACGCGAAACAGTACTTGCGCACTAGTGATAGCTATCTCGAAGAGCTTGAAGCGATGCGAGAACATGCTTTGGGTTTTAGTACTAGCGAATGAGCTAAAATTTATAAGAACACTCATCACCCGACCTCCTTCACCCGCAAACCGCGATAAGTCACGACGCGGGCTTTGATTTTTAGGAAGTTGTAGTCCTGTGAGAGGTGGAGCATGGCGCGGCCAAAGGCGGTCTCGGTGATGATGGGTTGGGCTTCTGAGCGGGCCCAATCTTTGTAGGCCAGGAACATGGCTCGGGCTGTCGTGGTATGATCTTCATCGAACTGACAGCCTTCTTCGATAAAAGAGCGCAATTGCCCTTCCACATCAGCCACAATACCCCTTGGAATATCGCTTTGCCGCGCTGAGAAGGATGGCACCAAAGGTAGGTCCAGCTTGCGCCACAAGTCACAGGCAGCTCTCGGGCCAGAAATCCGGTTTGCAATCTCCACCAATCGCGATTTGTTTGCAATCTCTGTCAGGCTACCAAGATCATCACAAGAGACTTCGCTGGAGAACTCATGCTCACGGCTCAAACCCAGAAAGTGCTGTGACAGCACTCCATAACATTCGCGCTGATACTCCAGCACCCGCTGACGGATACTGTCTTCCTTAATCCGGTTGCTATCAATGGTGAAAAGCCAGCCATTGATAAGGTCGAGACGTAGGCAAATTGCCTTTTGGTCTCCTCCACGACCTAAAGGTGTTGCCATGATGGCAATACCTTCTTTCAAAATCGGATCTCGATTGACACGGCGATACTGGGCAGACCAATCCAAGCCAATAGCCTCAACCATCGGCTTCAAAGCGATAAAGACCCCATCTCCTTGCTCAAAACCCCAAAGAGTGTCACCGCGAAATTCTACAGGTACGATTTTGGCAGTCATCATTTCGCTCCTTTGGATTGTGCAGATGGGTGGGATGTCATTCCGGCAACGCGTGGCAAATCGAGTTTGAGCCAGAGGGCTTTGGCAGCCTCCTCTCCGAAGATCAGTCGGGCTTCCTGAACCATCAGAAGTTTGTCGCTCTCAGTGAACAGAGCGATGTTTTCTTTGGTCATGCTGCTGCTCCCCGCTCGGCAGCTTCGATCAGCTGCATCAGGTCGTTGAAGGTGGAGATGTAGTAGAGAGGTTGGGTTTCGCGCGGGTTGTTGGGGCTGACTTGGTTTTTGCCGAAGGACAGGCCCTTTTCTGTCAGCAGTTTGAAGCGCTTTTCCTTGCCACTGGTGGAGGTGCGGGTGCGCTCCTCCAAAATGCCGAGGTCCAGCAGCACCTTGTTAACGGCGCGGGCTGAGCGGGTTTCTCCAATTTCCTTAAGCAGAGTTGTGAGCGCTAGACAGGCTCTCTCGTTCACATAGTCAGGCAGCATGTTGGTTGCGCAGCCGTGGTTGTTGGCCACGGTTTCAATCATCTTCAGCTTGGAACTGTCAGACATGGCGAGCGCCCGTCCTGCCGCTTCTGCAACGGCCATTTCCATTTCAATGGAGATGACCTGCGGAGCCCTGTCATAATTGCTGGAAGCCAGTCGATCCCGATACTCCAGAAAGGCATCAACGAGCTTGCGTTGGCCCTCTCTTGCTTTCCGGCCACCAATGAACGGCATAACAACCAATGCCGCTGCTTCAGACAGCTGATACATAGGCTGATGACGGTTCTGCTGATCGACATAAGAGATCTGCGCAAATTCTCGCAGACCTATTGTGTTGTCATCAATCAGGCTTCGCACGCTACGCAAAACATCGCGATGCTCCCGCCCAAACACCTCCGCAATCACCAGTGTGTCCGTTACAGGCTTACCATTCTCAATTTTGATCAGATGCTGCATTCCGAAACTCCTTTGACTGGCAAAAGCACGCGGGTGGAGTGCCACGCGGATTGGGTGTGGGTGAAAATCTCTTTGTGGTGGGCGTGAAGAAGGGATTGCAGGGTCACAATGGACTGCACCGCCTCGCACTGATGGGGAGGCAGGTTGTTGCCGAGCGCGGACATGGCGTGCAAAAGCGCGCCGAACTGGGCCACAGCTAGATCAATATTTTCAAGGGAATTCCGAAGTTCACGGCACGCACGTGTCGCGTTATCTGCCAGCACAACCATGGCACATCTCCTGTAGTCAGATTGTATCCGACCGCTGGAGGTTCCAATCTCTGGCGGCCAGACGAACAGGATTGGAACTACCGTCCTACAGGAAAACGGCGCGCGTGAGCGCTCCTGCCCGCCTAGCCATAAAAGCAAAGCGCCGCTGGCATAGACATGCCGCGGCGCATAGCGTGCGCCTGTAGAATAGGAAGGGGTTCCAATCCCCGCACGCCTTTGTGTGACGCGCTCACTGGCAAACCACCAGCTGAGCGGAATCATGACCTGATTTGTACCTGTTGTCAACGAGCTAGGAATCGCGGATAGGTTGCAGCTGCAATAAGAATACTGACCTGAAGGCGCTTGCTGATGTCCGAACAGCCCACTCAAGAGCAAATACTTGAAGAATTTTACAAAGGTGCCGAAAGCTGGAATGCATGGGTCGATAAATGCCGTGATGAGAGAAATAAAGGCGTTATCTCGTGGTTTCCTGATGCTGACTTCAGAGAACTGAACTTCGAAGGATATGATTTTTCTGGCTATGAGCTTTTCAGAATAAACTTCACGAAAGCGAAACTTCGCGATGCTTCTTTTCGAGACGCCGAGCTTTCCGGATGCATATTTGACGGAGCCGAGCTCATAAACGCAGACATGAGAAGCCGGGGAGAAGGGCTCTGTTCGCTCATTGAGGCCGATCTTTCTAGAGCTGATTTTTCGGGTTCTTACTGGCAGGATTGCGATTTCACAAAGGCTATCTGTATTGAAAGCAACTTCAGGACTGCCTTTGTTACTGATTGTAAGTTCGACAATGCCACTCTTACTAGAGCAATACTTTCTGGCACCGATCTCTCTGAAACCAGTTTTGTTAACAGCAAACTGCAACATGCAAAGCTGAAAGGAGCCAAGCTGCCTGGGAGCAACTTTGGTTTTGCAGATTTGAGTCATACGAACTTGGAAGAGAGCTTTTGTTATAATACGACTTTTTTGGAAGCAGACCTCATTGGCGCCGTGCTCAACGGAGCTGATATGGAAGGTGCTAACCTTCAGAATGCAAATCTCACCCTTGCGTCGATTAACGATACTAGTTTTCGAAATGCGGATCTTCGCGGCATCATTCTGGAAACTGAGATGCTGACGACTGCGATTTTGGATGAACAGACACTTTTGGATCCAACAAGAGAAGATCAACTCGCTCAGTATCGGGAACTTATTGCAGAGATAGAAAAAGAAGACATCAGCACGAAAAGCCCAATGCAAAGGATGCGTGCAGATAGTGTGGTTTCTGTTCTCCCAAGACAACAAGATGCTGACGACGATACGGTGCTGCAGTCCCGTCAGGTGATGCGAGTCAGTACTCCAGTTACATTTACCCAAGCCAATGGGGAGCAAAGTACATTTGTCTTGGAAAGCTTGGCTATACCCCTTTGGGGTAAAGGAAATCGGATTGGGCGATGCTTTTCGCGCGCAACAGAAACATTGCTGAAAGATGAAGACATCAACGAAGTAGGTAGCATCGATTTTTGGCTCGAACAACTGACTGAAAACTGGCTTAACAGTGCTGATCAAGATGAGTGCTTCAAAGCAATCGAACATGCAATCGACGAAAAATTCGCTGTACCTTATTTTGGGAGCATTGAGAACGCCACTAGTGAGAAACTTGCAGTCGCAAAAGAGATGCTCGTGTTTGCAGTTCAGCAAGGCCCAAGGAAGCTCTTCTTTGCAGGTCTCGCTCTCGGTTGCAGTATTGTCGTTATCTATGCTGCACCAGCTATTGGCGAGAACATTGGCCCTGCAATTGGCAAGGGCGGCGCTCAGGTCATTGAGGCCGTAGCTGCACGTTTGGTGCATGCTATAGAAGTGGAAGATCAAGAGCTGGAAGACAGCTAGATGACCACATTGCCCCCTGCCTCGCCAAGGTCTTTCCGCTCCTATCTGCCAGGACAACTGCGTGGGTTTGGGTTTGTTTTTGCGGGTAACTTGTGGAGCCTGGGCGTCTATCTGATTTATCAGGGCAGCGCGCTGCGGGACTGGTTTCTGGCCGGGTTTCTCTGGATTATTGGGGCAGTTATCGTTTACTGGCTGGCTACAAAGATAGACCCCATTTTCAGCCCGCTCAAAGCCCTGCTGGTCACCCTGTTCTTTCAAGTGCAGATGTTCGCCGCCATCGCCTTCATCCGCGTTAGCCTGGCAGATTTCGAGATTGAGGCCCTCAACCAGCTGACCATCACCCAAATGGTTCTGGCGGTCTACATCCTCATGATACCCATAACCCTCCTCACCGCTTTCATAAGCTGGGTGAGGCAGAGCAACCACTGAATTCTTTTCACTGGCGACAGACTGGACACGCATCAGCAAACTGAGCGAAAGTTGCGCCATTGAAATCACTAGGAATTTTTGAGTAAATTGATGGTTACTACCAGCGCTACGCAAACGGGATCTGCTACCGACGAACCACGCCAGCCCCTGAGTAAAGCTGAGCTTACAAAGAAGTATGCTGCTGACATCGCGTTCGTCGCAGGAGGACAGGGCCTCTGGTTCGTTAGCCGCCATCTCTATGACACGCGACCCATACTTCAGGTGGCTATGGTTGTCGGCAGTCTGATTGCAATCGGTCTTGGTGTATGGCTCTGGCCCAGGAAGATCAACATCATCATTCTGATCTGTCGGATTGTCCTGATAAACGTTGGTGTGGTTGCCCTCTTCTTCGGCTTTGCCGCTGCAATCGCCTTCCTTGCTTACGACGGACATATTGATGCATCGGAAATGGGGTTTGATACCTGCTTTGGTCTGACGATCGGCAGCATTGCTCCTTATTGGCTGGTCAATATCATTCGTGCGCCTTAGCACCGCACAGCACAGATACAAACCGGGGCGCTCAACCAGCTGACCATCACTCAAATGGTTCTGGCGGTTTACATCTTCATGATCGTCATACCCCTCCTCACCGCTTTCATAAGCTGGGAGAGGCAGAGCAACCACTGAATTCTTTTCACTGGCGACAGACTGGACACACATCAGCAAACTGAGCGAAAGTTGCGCCATTGAAAACACTAGGAATTTTTGAGTAAATTGATGGTTGAGAGTGACAGGAACCAAAGTACACACGCCACTACAGAACCAAACCAGACACCGAGTAAAGCCAGTCTCGCCATAAAATACGCAGCTATACTTGCCTTCAGCATTGGCGGAAACGTACTCTGGAGCATTTATATTCAGGCATCCGGACCGCTCTCCACGTTTCAGTTGGCGACACTTGTCGGGGGATTTGCACTGATCGGCATCGGTATTTGGCTCTGGCACATAAAGCTCGACATCTTTGATATCATTGTGACAGTTCTTGTATTGAGCATCGGTATGAAATTGTTTTTTCTTGCCTTCCTGGGTGTTATTTCCTTGCTGATCTCTTACGGCGTAATCGGTGATTGGATAGTTGAGCCCTTGATCCTGCCCGTCCTTTTTGTGGCAAGTATTTCTGCCATTATGGCAATCAGTATCATTCGTACGCCCTAGAACCAGACAGTGCAGATACAAACCTAGGCGCTCAATTAACTGCCCATAACTCTCCTCACTGCTTCCATAAGCTGGGTGAGGCAGAGCAACCACTGAATTCTTTTCACTGGCGACAGACTGGACACGCATCAGCGAACTGAGCGACAGTTGCGCCATTGAAAACACTAGGATTTTTTGAGCAAATTGATGGCTAAAACCAGCGTGCCCCAAAGCGACCAAACCACCATCGAACTGCCTCAAGTTCTGAGCAAAACTGCCCTTATAAAGAAGTACGTCGCCGTTATCTCCTTCATCATTGGTGGACGGGTTCTCTGGGCACTTTATCCGAAGCTCTCTGGCCCGCTCTCTGCACTTCAGTTGGCTATGATCGTCGGCTGCTTGACTGCGATCGGCCTTGGTGCTTGGCTTTGGCCTAAGAAGCTCAACATCATCAATCTGCTTAGCCTGGTTATTCTGATAAATTTTGGCTTGGTCACCCTCTACATAATCTTTGGCGTTCCACTTGGCCTCCTGGACTATTTCGGTTTCATTGATAGCTGGGTGACCGAACCTGTAACTCTGTATGGTCTGATTATCGGCAGTATTGCCACCTATATGTTGATCAATGTCATTCGTGCGCCCTAGCATCGGCCCGCCTCCTTTAGGAGACCGGGACGAACCATTGGTCCCTGAGCCACGAAAATCTGCTTGAGGCGGCTAAACCAGTTGTCAAATACAACCAGTCTGCTGTCCAGTATGAACTGCTTGCAAAACGCTCCTACAGTTGCTCCGAAGTGATCAAACACCATTCGCAATACATGCATTGCGCATGAATTCTTTTCATCCGCCAAGGTGTAGACTCTGAGGGCTGCTTTATTGCAAACTTGCCCTTGCGGTAATGGTGCGTTTTGCGCGCTATTCGCCCTTCCAAATACTCCTCTGGACATGCGTTTTCTCGTGAGTGAGCGCATGTCTCTTTTTCTGAATTCAATTGATACTTCAATGTAACGGACCTGTTTTTCATGAAAGACAAAGCCGATCAGCCTCGCCCCTATATCAAGTCCCAAAACACATTTGCTGTGATTGGCTTGCTGGGCCTTTGTGGCTGTGTGTGTGTGTCCATCACCTTTTGGGTTAATGCAGCGCTGCAACTGATTGTCTCTGCTCTGATGCTGCTGAGCGATGAAAACAGTGATCCGGTTCCGCAACTGATTGCTGGCTGTGTGATGATGCTTTTGGGGTTTGTGTTCTGGCCTCATTACAAACCAGCTACCCAGCACAGAAAACGCAAACGCGTTTATGCGGGCCGTCTTCTCAGAAGCAAACATACGGAAGCCGGATAAGGCTCTTGGTGCCACTGCATCAGCTGCATTCACACCACAGCCCTCCGTGCATTCAGCAGTTCGCTTGGGCGTGGTGCGCCTACCTGAGTGCAGTAGCGGTTGACGGCTCGGCAGACGACGTGGACGCTGACGCCGGAAGCGTGTGCGATGCGCTCGTAGTTCCAGTGGAACTGGCAGCTGAGGCCGTAATAGAAGCAGCCGCGGCAGAAGACATCCTGCTTTCGTTTGCTGTTTGAGGTGAACAGACGACCCACGGGCACCTTGCAGGTTTTTGCCACACCGGATGCAAAGGTCCGGACGTCCTCCGGCAACGCCTTAAACAGACGGATTTGCGGGGTGAGGTCAGCATCCCTGCTCTGCACCGGATAGAGCGCCACACCGCCCGACACAGGCACACCAGACAGGATGATCCGTTCGGCTGTCTCTGTCTTGATCACGTTCTCCACGTCACCCTCTGAACAGCCATAAATACCTGCGATGGCGCGGTGGCTCATGTTGTTGAGGTGGTGCTGCACAATTCTGCGCCGGATTTTGGGGGACTGGATCATCTGGCCGGCTCCCTCTCAATGGCTTCGCAGGTTTTGTCCAGCTTGACGGCCACGCTGATCAGCTCGGCAATTTCTCTGCGCAGGTGGTGGCGTTTCACTTCATCGGCTGTGACTTTGCCATCATCCTTCAGGCATTCAGCGACGCGGGAGAGAACGTCCGAGAATTCCTTTGAGAGCTGACCCATGTTGCCGACCCAATCCGGCTCTGCCGCTTCCCGTGGGAGTTTGACCAGCGTGTGGCCGCTCATGCGTGCCAGGATGCGGGTGAGCACGGGATCTGCGGCCTCGTGTTCCAGATCGGCAATCACGTCCACCGGCATGGCGTCATGGCTCTGCTGGTTGCCATAGCGGGAGAGCTGGCACGGTGCGACGCGGGTGACCATGCTGGCAGCTTCCACGCCGCCATTCAGCTTCACCAGAGCTTTGGAGTAGGCAAACAGGCGGGAATAGTCAGATTCCGGCAGGGTGCGACTGGTTTGTGAGCGGGACATGCAAAACTATCCTCAAGTGTTTCGCTGACAGCGCCGTGGCAGTCTTGCAGACTGCCGATCCAAAGCAGCGGAGCTGAGCTGATGCAGGCAAAGAAATGGAATTTGGAAAAACTGGAGCGCGATGCTGAACGGCAGCAAGACCATGGCCGGCGACAGATGCAAAGCGCCCTCACCGCCTGCCGGTTCGCCCGGTGCTTTGCCGGAAGGATCAGAGCTCGATCTCATGAACCCGCTCCTGACGACAAAACTTGATGAACAGCACCAGGCCTCTGAGTGAGGAAAGCCGGATATCGGCTCCGGTGCGCAATCGCAAATGCAGATGAGGATTGCCGACAGCGCGCTGACCCAGCTGCGCAGGCGTCATATCAAACTCGTTACAAGCCATGTCGATGAGCTTGATAATGTCGGCTCTGGTGGGAAGTTTGAAGTCCGCTTCGCTGATCTCGGATCTTTCCGTCTGCAT